GGCGGTTCCCTCGACCTGCGGGGCACTGGCATCACCAGCCTGCCTGAGAACCTGAGCGTCGGCGGTTCCCTCGACCTGCAGGGCACTGGCATCACCAGCCTGCCTGAGAACCTCACCTGCGACTCGCTTTATCTCGATCCGCAACGCTTCGATAACGTTACCTACCGCGATAACTGCGGAAACTCAAGCCGTACCATTTTCGCCGCATGGGTACAGGGTAATTTCCGGATCGCAGCGGGATGTTTCTGGAACACACTGGGTGAATTCGAATCTGCTGTTGATGAAAGCTATTCCGGTGATGCTGCTGAAACATACAAGCAAGCTGCTCGTGATTGTGTTGCCGAGCTGACGGTGAAACTGAATAAGGCTGGTGAATAATGCCTTGGATACCAACCTATACGGGCAAGCATTTTAATTACGTCGAGCCAAATCTTGATGATATCTGCCTACTGGATATTGCGCACGCGTTGAGTCAGATTAACCGATTTTGCGGCCACACAAACTGGCCGTACTCTGTTGCTCAGCACTCCGTTGGGGCGAGCTATATCGTCCCACAAGAATTCGCGCTTGAAGCGCTTATGCATGACGCACACGAAGCATATGTAAACGACATGATGTCGCCGCTAAAGCACATGCTGCCAGACTACAAATCCATTGAAACACGTATTGAACAGCTGGTGCGGCTGAAATTCGGTCTGCCTCTGAAAACCAGCCCTGAAGTAAAACATGCTGATCTGGTCATGCTGGCAACAGAGAAAGAAGCGTTACTGCATGCAAATTCTGGTGACTGGCCGATTCTGGATGGTATTACACCGTCAAACCGGATTATTGTCCCCGCGTCTCCGGTTGAAGCTAAGCAACAATTCATTCATCGCTTTCACGATCTGACAGCCGGTCAGTATTCAACTGTCGACTATGAAGGTGAACCGGTTTATCTCGATCCGCCGACAGATAACACCCTCGTTATAGAGAACGCCATGCATTCCCTGATGCTGCGTAATATTCAGCAAGGACTGAAATTGCCTGGTAGAAAACCGTTATCTGCTGAGGTTCTAGACCACGTAAATCACCTGCATTCAGATAACGAACACCTCCGCTCTGTTATCTGCGAATTGGAAGCACAGCTTAATGCGGGGGTGCAACGTGGCTAAAAATTCGAAAGATGCTTATGGGGCTCAGGGAAAAACCAACGTCCTCAATTTCGTTCCAGAAAATCTGTATATGACAGATGACCCAGCACACCCTCTTTATGATGAGCGCATCTATTTACCGCTGAGTGAGTCCATGGTCCTGAACATTATGGACCAAGGCGTGATCGAGCCCATCGTGATCTGGAAAGACAAAGAGACCGGAACTGTCTATGTCGTAGACGGTCGCCAGCGCGTTAAACATGCACGCGAAGCAAACCGCCGACTGGCAGAGTCGGGAAAGCCTCTCCTGATGGTTCCCGCTGTTGTCCGTATTGGTTCTGTCCATCGAGCCAAAGAAGCCGCCATTAGCGCTAACGAAATCCATATACCAGATACACCACTTGGTCGAGCAAAGAAGATGGCGTCAATGCTGGCGCTCAGTTACGACGAAAGTGATCTGGCGCTGTACTTTGGGTGCAGCGCTCAAACGGTCACGGCAACACTCGCTCTGCTGGATTGCACGCAAGCGGTTCAGGATGCTGTCGAGTCCGGGCAAATAAATACTGGACACGCCAGGCAATTGGCGCAACTTCCACCGGATGATCAACGCGAAAAAGTCAAAGAGCTAGTTCAGGCCACCAGCGGCGCGTCTGGACATGAGCGTGTTCGCCGCCAGCGTGAGGTTTTGGGCAACGCGAAACCGAAACTAAAAAGCCGCAAGGAAATCACAAAAGCTCTCGAAAGCGCTACTGGTGATTATGCGGATGCCCTGCGCTGGGTATTGGGTAGTGATAACAAGCAGGCTGAGGGGGAAGAGTGAAAGAGTTGAAATTCTATGGCATGAGCGATGACCTTTTCATGTGTGATGGCGCTATTCGCGAAGAAATCGGCGTGTACAGAAACCCTGGTATTTATCACCTCAAGTCATCTAAGGGGGAAATGCTGGTTATTGCTTGTTACACGGATGCTGGCTGCTGGGCTATCGGCATCGGACAAGTCAATGAAGGCACGCCACTTCCAGCATGGCCTACATCATTCGGTCAGAGGGATAGTGGTTATAGCGCAGTTCTGACAATCCAGGTTCCTGACAATACAGTGCTTGTTATGGGAGACAGTGATGACTGATTTATTGAGCAAAGAACGCCTAGATGAGCTTTACGGTTCATACGCAGAAGATAGGCGCATACAGGAGCAATTCGGGGATGGCGACTATGCGAATGAATCTGGCGATATTATGAAAATAATATCAGAAGTTAAATCACTTCGCACACAGTTGGCAGAACTGCGAGAGCAAGAGCCAGTAGAGTATAAAGTTGTCGATCCGTTCGGCGAAATCACTCTACGACGTGAAAAATGCGAAGCTGCTATGTATTCGGAAATGGATACGTGGTCAGTTACACCACTCTACGCCCGCCCCGCTCCACCAGCAGTAAGCCAGTCAATTAATGCCGAGATTTACGAGCTAGTTGCACAAGCATGGAAACTGATACCACAGAGCGATGATTTGGCTACCGCTGCATGGCATTCTGCTGCTTCCGTTTTTCTGCGTGACTATCCGAGAAATCTGACGTGTAAGTCGTACATGGTGCCAGATGAAATGACTGCGTCTGACGAAATGACGGTTACCGCCCAAATGTTTGCAAAAGGCCACAACGCCTGCCGCGCGGCCATGCTCCATATCCATTCCGGTGATTATAACAATATGGTGGCTGGCGTAGCAGTAACAGCGGAGCACCAGCGCGTTATTGGACTGCTGCTCGGTGTTTGCGGGGCCGCGTTCGAACTCGCTGATGATAGCTGTGAGTGCGAGATGGATGGGGAGCAGTGCGTTGTAGTTCCGTGCGATTCTTTTGAGCGTCTTTCCGACGCTCTGGATGAAATAGAAAACACCCTGCCAGACCAATATGACGACCTTCCGAGCACAGTGCTGCAATGGGCGGCTGTTCCGCGTCACGCCCTACGAGCACTACTCCAGTTGTCCGGTAACTCTCAGTCAGAGATCGATTACAAAGGCATTGTTGAGCGCATTAGTGAAATTGTTCACGGTAAAGTTACTGATATCGATCTGCTAACCATCACAGTAAAAAGCATGGCAGAAAGGCTTAAAGATGATTTTCCCGCAACACTGGAAGGTTGTCGAACAACGCGAAATAACGCCTGAGTGCACAGGCTTAATTAATCGGTGTGGAGAAATAACCCATGAGCAAGCTGATGAAAGCAAGTAAATGGGGGAAACGGGAGTTTGAAGTTGGCTCAGAGCCCGACACAAGAACAATAAAGCGATGGATTGAAAACGGCCTCTTGCGGGGCCGCATCGTTGATGGTTCTGCATGGGTCTGTTCATCTGAAAAATGGGGTGTTGACTCTACCGTTTCCCAGGCTGTTATGCAGTTGATTAACGAGGAATGAAATGGCTGCTCGCCCACGAAAACGCGAATATAGATCCTTACCCGATTACCTTTTTTTTGATAAAAGCAAAGGGGTTTATAGATTCACACTCATTACAGGGAAGAAAAAGAGTATAGGTAAAGATCGGGCAATAGCGATTGCAATCGCACGCGAATATAACTATCAAATGCGTCCAGAATCAGTAGTGTCTATCAACTCGCTGATCAGGGAATCGGGCGGGAAATCGGGCGAAAGCCTGCCCTTCTCCAGCCATATTGATAGTATTATGAAACGTGCGGTTAACGACGAGAAGCCGTCACCTAATACCCTAGCTGACTGGAATAATGACGCACTCCGAGTGAAAGAGTTTTTCTGCGATATTGCATCATGCGATATAGAACTGGAGCACGTTAACGCATACATCCAGCATTACCACGCAGAGGCATCAGCGAACGTTCAAAACCGGAAGGTCAGCTTTCTCAAAAAACTGTTCAGTTACGCTGTCGATGAATCGTTAATGTTCGATAACCCAGCATCTCGTAAGAAAATGCGCCGTGTTGATGGTAAAAAACGCCGACGCCTCTCATTTGAGGATTTTCAGCGTATCAGGGCTTCTGCACCGGACTGGTTACGAACGGCCATGGATCTGGCCTTACAAACAACACAGGCACGGCTGGAAGTTTCCCGCATTAAATACTCAATAAAGGAACCCAAAGAAGGTGTTTGTGGCTGCCTATGGCACCAGATGCCAGAAAACGGCATATATGGAATGCTCTACATCCATCGACAAAAAGTTCATAAAAAGGAAGCCTCACACATTGCTATACCGATTGGGAGCGAGATTAAGCGCATCATTGATGACAGCAGAAACAGAATCGCCAGCCCGTATGTCGTACACCGATTACCAGAAAAAAACAGTAACCCAATTAGCCAGGAAGTGAATCATCCAACTCAGGTAAGCCCAGACTATTTGAGCCGTGCGTTTTCTGATTTGCGTGACACTGTTGGGGTGGCGTCCGAGTATCCACCAGCAGAACGCCCAACATTTCACGAGATACGTGCGCTGGCCGCATTTATGTTTGAACGACAGGGAATAGATCCGCAGGCTCGCATGGCACATAGCGATGCCAAATCCACTAAAATTTATACTCAAAATCACATGGATTGGGTAACTGTTCCTCACGCTGAGATTAAAGCAGGGTGATGGGAAAACGATACGTAAGTTACTGATGTATATGATGCAGATTTTGCAGTAAAAGCACTGTTTGCATATACATGCAAAACAGTGTTTAGGCCAGTAATGGCGCGGGCTAGGGAGAAATCAGTACGGCGTCATGGGGTGTCGGGGGTCGGAGGTTCAAATCCTCTCGTGCCGACCAAATACATATTCGGTTAGTATCGTTTACTACCGGAAACCCCACAAGAGCCCGCATTCTCACTGAGTTTGCGGGTTTTTTGTTGCCTGTTATCTATCGGGATACCCCGTTTACAGCCGGAAAGTTTAGTTATACGCTTAGTTATACCTCCCCATATAACTACAAAAGCGTATAACTACGATGGCTCGTATAACTACACCACTGACCAATACCGAGATCAAAGCCGCCAAACCTGCCGAAAAGGAATACACGCTACAGGACGGGGATGGGTTGTATCTGCTGGTGAAACCGAGCGGCTCTAAAATCTGGCGCTTTAATTATTACCGCCCTGATACGAAGAAACGTGCATTAATCAGTTTTGGTTCATTCCCTGCGGTTTCTTTGGCCGAAGCCCGACAGCGGCGTGAAGCAGCAAAGGAGCTGATAAGTAAAGGCATCGATCCGCAATTCCACCAGCAACAGCAGCGCGAACAAGAGCAAGCCATCAACCTAAACACGTTCGCCAAAGTCTCCGCTGACTGGTACGAAGTGAAAAAATCCCAACCGCTGGCCGAGAACACCATTAAAGATATTTGGCGCTCGTTGGAAAAATACGTGTTCCCGTTCATCGGAACCCTACCGATCACCCAGCTTACCGCTCGTCACTTCATCACCGCACTGGAACCGATACAGGCTAGCGGTAAACTGGAAACCGTCAAACGGGTAAGCCAGCGAATCAACGAGGTGATGGATTATGCGGTTAACTCTGGGCTGATTCCTGCTAACCCCGCAGCCAAGATCCGCAAAGCGTTTCAAACGCCGGTGAAAACCCATATGCCGACTATTCGGCCAGAGGCATTACCTGGCTTGATGAAAACGCTATCGGTCGCCAGCATTGAGTTACAAACCCGCTTATTGATTGAATGGCAGCTACTTACTGTTACCCGCCCTGCCGAAGCCGCTGAAACCCGCTGGAGTGAAATAAATCTTGCGGATAACACCTGGACGATCCCCGCAGGCCGTATGAAGATGCGCCGTGATCACATTATTCCCCTGCCCCCGCAGGCATTAGCCATTCTGGACGCCATGAAGCCCATCAGCGGACACCGTGAATACCTGTTTCCATCCAGTAAAGATCCCAAGCAGCCGATGAACAGCCAAACCGCTAACGCCGCATTGCGCCGTATGGGGTACAAAGGCGTACTGGTGTCTCATGGCCTACGCGCCATATTCAGTACAGCGGCCAATGAAGAAGGGTTCCCGCCAGATGTGATCGAAGCCGCCCTCGCCCACGTTGATACTAACGAAGTGCGCCGCGCCTATAACCGCTCCACCTATCTGGAACAACGCAAAGTATTGATGTGCTGGTGGGGGGAATTTGTAGAAACAGCCGCAACAGGAAAAGTGATGGCATCAGAAGGAGCAAGAGGATTACGCATCGCCAATGGCTGATACTGTGTTTATATATGGGGCAATAAACTGAACCAGAAAACGCGCGGAATATGTAGCGCATATAGTCGGTACTGTTCTCAATGAAAACACACCGAATAAGAATGAATTTTTTCATAAACTAATTGCAAGACATCGTTCAGTTGCCAGAATCATTTATTTGAATAAGTGATTCTGGATCCTTTCACTTGCCCCTACATTCGAATTATTTAGCTCATATCATTATTAAAAAATTCACTTACCTTCCAATTTTAAACCTAAATTATCATACACCGCCCTATAGAACCGTTTAACTATCTGCACTGACCGGACAACGCCGGTTTCATTGGAGATAAACACGTATGAACCTGTTAGACAGAAAAATCCTGTTAAAGAAAGAAGTGAAAGCCATTCTGCGCGTTAGCTCAGACAGCAGCTTTCAGGAAATGATCAATGCCGGAGAATTCCCCAAAGGGTTTCGGGTTGGCTTACGGCGCGTAGGCTGGTTCGAGGATGAAGTTAGCGATTGGTTAAGGCAACGCGTTGCCGAACGTGACCAGCAAACCGAAAACGCATAAGCCGACACCTTCATTTTTATTGCCGCGATAGCGGCATATCGGAATCAAGAAATATGATGATCCAAAAATCTGGCGCTGGCTGGAACGGGCATTGTTACGCCCAAAATCAGGGAATAGCCCTTTTTACACACAATAGCGAATCTATTTCTACCACTCAGGAAAATGCGCAACGCTTAGCAAAACCAATACAAAACGTATTGACGCTGGCGGGGCATCTGGCTTATCGTTTCACCGTTGCCGCAAAATCGGCGACCAGGTTTGACAGCCTGAATGTACAAGCGGACGACCGCTTTAGTTTCATGCGGTTTTTTTACGTCCGTAAACCAAGTTATGCCCAAATTATGGTGGGGCGTAATGGGGGAGCCTTCGGGCTCGCCGGTTTCTTGTACGCCGGTCTGTCAACCCTGTTACGTCTCACCACCCCGATTGACAGCGGAGTGGTGGGGTTTTCAAACCCGTACAAGAGGCCGCCGCTATGGTTGCTACCCCTACCCTGTTTCACCCTCATTTTACCTTTCTCTTTCTGGCGGTCTACCGCACAGCGCCGCACGACAAACCGCACCGTAAAGCCATTATTGCGCCGAATGAGCGATCAGCTCGTCAGCATTTTGAGCCTGATTTTATTCTGTTCTTTGCTGGCCGCCTTCCCGTTCAGGAGGTGCGCCATGTTTGATAACACCCCGCTGGAACAGGAAGAACTAATCGACCAGTGCCGTGCGTTGGCTTATGCCATCGTGGAGTTAAGGGAGCCGCAGACAAAAGAGATCCTGATGTTCATTCTTGCCGAACGGCTTGATGCGCTCCACCGAGCGCAGGAGGACGAGGCCGCATGAGCAACACGTTTATTCAAGACGTGCGGACAAAAGCCAACGGCCATTGGGAGAGGATTTTGCAGCGGTTAGGCATCCCGACCAATAGGCAGGAAAGTGAATGTCCCAACTGTGGCGGGAATACCCGCTACCGTTTTGACGATAAAGAAGGTCGTGGCACTTATTTTTGTTCTCACTGCGGCGCAGGAACCGGACTGGATCTGGTGATGAAAGTGAACAAGTGTGATGCGTGGCAAGCAGCGGAACAGGTCGCCGAGGTGCTGGCGCTTCCCTTGCCGGTCGTTACGCCCGCCAGTAAAAAGCCTGATCAGCGTCTAATTACCGAACGGGTAAATTTGCTGGTGGCGAAAGCGGTATCGGGTCAATCTGGCTATCTGCTGAATAAAGGGCTGCAACGCCCCTCACGACTGCTGGATGATGGTTCCCTGTTGCTGGCGCTGCAAAACATGGACGGCACAACCACCGGCGCACAGCTTATCAAACCTAATGGTGAGAAAAAGTTGATTGCCGGTAGCCGCAAGAAAGGTGCATTCATTCCCGTTAATACCCTACCTGAACACACGGACACGGTGATCATTGCCGAAGGTTACGCCACAGCAATTACGGCATCGTTACTGATACAGGGTGTCGTTATCAGCGCATTAGATAGCGGGAATCTGATCCACGTTGCGCGGTCTTGTCGTGCTGTCTGGCCGGACGCCAAAATCATCCTTGCTGCGGACAATGACAACGAACCCGATGGTAACAACACGGGAAAAATCGCGGCTGAAAAAGCAGCACTAGCGGTAAACGGTTGGGTGGCGCTCCCGCCGACAACTGAAAAAGCCGACTGGAATGATTACTACCAGCAACATGGCGAGGCGGTATCCATATCGGCCTTTGCCGCCTCACTTTATCAGCCAGGACAAAAACCGCTGCCGTCTTCCAATTCCCCCTTAAAACCTTATGCAGACATTCGTCATGGCGGGCTGTATTGGGTAGAGCCGAAGACTGACCATGACAGCGGCGACATTATCGAGCGTGAAAGCTGGCTGTCTGATCCTATTACGGTGGCGGGGATTGGATCGGATGAGTCAGAGCGTTATCTGGTTTTAAGCTGGACGCCAAGCGGTGAGAGCCAGCCCCGCACCGAAGCCATTCCAATGCGCGATATTGGCGAACGCGAAGGCTGGGCACGATTACGTGCAGGTGGGCTGGCAGTCACGGCCAAAGGCGGGTTACGGGCAATACTGGCCGATCACTTGTGTCGTAGTCATGCAGGTTGCAGCTGGGCAATTGCCAGCGCGACCGGCTGGCTGCATGGCGCTTACCTGATGCCGGACGGTTCAGTGATCGGCACGCCAAACATTCCCGTCTTGTTCAACGGTAAATCGGGCGCAGCCAAAGGTTATGCCACCAGCGGAACGGCGCAAAGCTGGCGTGGTAACGTAGCGGCGCTGGCACAGGGTAATCCCTCTATGATGTTGGGGGTCGCCTGTGCCTTTGCCGCACCGCTTATCGGGCTAGTGGGCGCGGACGGGTTCGGCGTCCATCTGTTTGGCGGTTCCTCTGCGGGCAAAACCACCACCGGCAATATCGCCTCTTCTGTCTATGGCGATCCTAATGCGCTTAAACTAACGTGGTATTCCACTGCGTTGGGGCTGGTAAACGAAGCCGCCGCCCACAATGACGGTTTCATGCCGTTGGATGAAATCGGGCAAGGCAGCAATCGCAAAGCCGTGGCCGATGCCGCCTATGCGCTATTTAACGGTGTAGGAAAAATTCAGGGAGCCAGAGAAGGCGGCAATCGAGAACTAAAACGCTGGCGAGCAATGGCATTCAGCACCGGCGAGATCGATCTGGAAAGCTATATCCGCGCTGACGGTGGGCGAGTGAATGCCGGTCAATTAGTGCGCTTGCTGAATGTCCCGATCACCAAAGCAACGGTATTTCATGGTTATCAGGATGGCAAATCCCATGCTGACGCGATCCGTGATGCCAGCAACGCCCATTATGGCGCGGTTGGTCGAGCGTGGATCGCTCACCTTGCCAGCCAGAAAGAAAATGCACTGGCAACCTACCGCGAAACAGAACGGCGCTGGTTGTCACTCTTACCCGATGATGCCAGCGAACAAGTGCGGCGTGTGGCGTCACGTTTTGCCGTATTGGAAGCGGCTTTATTACTTTCTGCCTCTTTTACCAGTTGGACAGCACAAGAATGCCACGATGCGTTACAGCATAGCTTCTATGCCTGGGTAAATGAATTTGGCATGGGCAACCGTGAGGCCAAAGCCTGGGTAGAACAGGCTGATGCCTTTTTGCACCAGTTTGGCTACAGCCGTTATTTACCGCATCCCAATCCAGATCCACGCGATTTACCCATCAAGGATCTGGCAGGCTATCGGGTGAAAAAGCCAGGAGCCGATACGCTGGTGTTTCACACCTTCCCCGCCGTGTTCAATAACGAGATTGCCACTGGTGCAAATGCCGCAGCGTTTGCGCAGGTGCTGGCCGATGCTGGAATGCTGGATAAACCCGCCAAAGGCATTACACGTAAATCACTGCGTATCGATGGCAAGCAGCCGCGCTTTGTGGTGCTCATGACACTCGACGACGAGGAAGAGTAA